TTACTTCCAATCACTTAAACTAAATGTTTGATGTGTTATGTCATATTTTATCTGATTCCTAATTGCGTCTGTAATTGATAATGATGTGATACATCCCCAGAATGCTTTTCCATAAGCCTGTAATGCCGCGGGTATAGAAGCTATTGCGGCAGACATTTGAGCTACTGGTGTTGCCAGCGAACTAGCGGTTGCTGCTGAGTATACAATTGTTGTAGCCGCAGCTACACCGACTTTGTGACACTCATCTATCTGTTTTTTTACTGCTTCCTCCAGGTTGTCAGGATATGTTACATATGCATATACTCTAAATCTGCTTGTTCTGCGCTTGGTACATGGAGTCTTTATGTCTTGCCTGCACGTTCTACCCGGGTTTCTCAATGTTGGACACGGAACCTTTGTCCAACCTGTTACACACATATCTGCTTTTATCTCTGGATAATCAAAAGAAAAAAGTGTTTTTTCTTCACGAGCCACTTAATAATTTCCTTTTTGAACTATAGTATGCCTTTGTACCCAAATATGTTAAATGTTTGCCATATTTACTGAACATGGATAATTGAATATTGATAGTTAGTTAGATGTATGATAATCTATTTGTGAAGATTATCAATACAATCTGTACTAGAAAATTTAATGATTGGCAGGCGAAAAACATGAAAACTTTAAACTGTAATTATGAAGTACTTAACCCCACTATCGTTTCTGGTGATAATTGTTATGTTTTTGATGAAAAGGAAAAAAAATATCTGGATTTTGAATCCGGTGTCTGGTGTACTGCATTAGGACATAATAACCCACAAATAAATGAAGCAATAATAAGTCAGTTAAAGAATATTAGTCATACCGGTTATCGCTATACAACAAAAGTTGTTGATGAAGCAGCCGGAAAGGTTCTTGAATTACTTCATTTTAATGAGGGAAAATGTGTTTTCCTCAGTTCCGGCAGTGAAGCTGTCGAATTCGGAGTTCAATTAGCCAAGAAGATTATGGAAAAACCTTATTTTCTTTGTCTGAATAATTATTTTCTATCCTCTTACGGTATTTCTGCAACGCGAAATAAGGAAGAATGGATTTCCCTTGATTTATCAAAATACGATGGAAATATAGATGAATTTTTAGCAGATGTACCCTTTGACAAAATAGGCGCATTTATTTTTGAGCCGGGTAATGCTTCTGGTACGGTTAAACTTCCTGAAAAAGCTTTGATTAAAGAGATAGCCGATAAAGTAAAATCAAATGGCGGAATTATTGTTGTTGATGAGGTAACCACAGGAACCGGGAGAACGGGTAAATGGTTTGGGTTTGAACATTATGATATCCATCCGGATATTATTTCTATAGGAAAAGGTATCGGAAACGGGTACCCCGTCAGTGTTGTTGCATTATCAAAAGAGATATCAGATGCCGCTGAAAAATCCGGCTTCAAATATGCTCAATCACACCAAAATGATCCTCTGGGCTGCACTGTTGTAAAAACAGTTGTTTCCACTATTGAAAGCGGCAATCTTATACAAAGAGCATCGAAAATGGGTACCATTTTAGACTTTGAATTTAACTCTCTATCTCAAAAGTATAAATGCATTAAGGAAGTCCGTGGAGTTGGGTTGATGTTTGTAATAGAGTTTGAGAAAGATATTGATTTTCCATTGGAAAAAGTCCACAAAGAACTATTTGAAGCAGGTTATATTGTAGGCGCTAATGTTCCTGCCAATTTATTGAGGTTTTATCCACCTCTTACTATTGAAGAAACACAGATTAAAAGCCTGGTAAATGCCCTTGAGACAATTCTGCTCAGATACATAAGCTAAAAAAAGTAAAACTACTAACTATGAGTATTTAGGTTAGTAGTTTTTTATATGGTTATTCCAAAGCATATATTAGCAAAACCAAGCTCTCGGATGATAGTAAAGCTTTTATCATCGTCAATCTTAAAAATCTCCTTTGCCGTAAATAGTGGTGATATTGCTTGTTTAAGACCCGAGGAAAAAAGCCGCAAGCCAAGCCCCGAAAAAACAAACCATTTAAACAATATTCCAAAGATACTGACTTTCGAATTACATAATATCGTTTCGATTACCTCTCCTATCTAAAATGCAAATAATCTACCGTTGCATTTTCTATACTAAATTTCGATTTTCTAAAACAAGAATACACCAATCAAAGCTAACTATCAATATAAATTTTCCAATATACAATCATGTATTAACGCCTAATTGCGTCACTCACGAGTCACCCCTAACACACCGAATTTCCATATCTTCCAATGGCTGTTTCTTTTACCAGTCTTTAAATATTACAATTCTGTTTCATTAGTGTTACAATTAACTTGTTCTTAAGAAAACAAACTATAAAGGAGGATATGTGATATGTGTTTCAACTTTAACTCATGTAACTTAAGCGACCTTTTAAATTTGATTGCTCAATACTGTAAATAAATTTTTTCTTGAACGGTTCAGCCTCTAGGGGCTGGACCTTTCTTTTTGATACTCGCATGTTTTCTTGTTGATATAACCCAAAGGGATATACACATAAAAATATTGAGCGGTTAAAATCAAAACTATCTAAAATAAAATAAGGCGCACTGACCAAATTAGGAACAATGCGCCTTATCATTTTTATATTTTCCAATGTACTAATTCTACACATTTCCAAACGTTAGTACAATGTTTATCACTACTCAAATGCTTAATTTCACTACATTCCTTAGAACTTACCAGCGTCCGCAGCTTCCTGGATCGAAGCAGTAGCCCTTGATTTTACTAGGTTTAAACCCCCTATTGTTTGTTACCAGAGTGTTACTCATAAGCACCGACACTTTTTAGCACTGCTTTTTACCTTTCAATAAATCAGAGGGTATGCCGCCCATGAGCCATGCGCTCCCTATACAATATTATATCTTTGTGCAGTAGTCAAGAGCTATCCAGCCTGCGCCGCTCTTCAATTTTCCCCAGCCTTTCACGCTGCCTTTTCCCTCTTTCTCTTCTGTGATAGTAAATGTGCCTTTTCCCGTGTATTCCCCTGTTGCTGCATAGTTCGTGCCTGCCCCTGTCCTTATACGTAGGTCTAAGGTGTCAACCTTTACCTTATACGGTGTTTTAATCTCCGCTGCCTTTACCTCTGCTTGGCTGCCGCTTCTGTCCCCAGCATATTTGTTGTAATAAATTACGCCGTATTCAGCCCTCTTTTTCTTTACTGCCTCGCTCTGGTCTGCTGGTTTCTCATATCCAGTCAATACCGCATCAGATGCCGCCTGCACCGTTCCTGCTCCCTTTAGTGCTGCCATGACTGACTTGTATCCCTGCAATTCCTGCCACAAAAAGGAAAGCTGCATGTTCAAATTTCCGATAGAAGCACCCGCAGCCTTTGCGCAATCAAGTAACGCCTGCTTTCGTGTGTAATACGTCCATTGTGCCAGCCCATAGCCCGCACTGTCTTTTACAAAGTTCTTATAACTTCCATTGTCTACGGCTGCCGTGTACTCTGTATCATTCATGCCCAGCTTGGTATTATACGTGTTTTGCAAATTGCAGGCATTAAGCCCGCTTTCAGCATGCAAGTTACCCATAACGCCCGCTGCTGCGCATGTGTTTAAGCCTTTGCTTATCAGAAAGTCCCAGATTGTCTTTTCTGTGCTTGTTTCGCTTGCAGTGCTGCCGCTGCTGACTTTGTTTTTAAATTCTTCCCATGTATGCCCTGTGGTGTTATATACATACGGGTTAGGGCAAACCTTGCCCGTTACGTCGTAGTGTCTTATCACATTCGACGCAGGCACGTTGTATTTTTCCATTAAGTACCTTGTCAGCTCCGCTGCACTTTCTACGGTTGCGTCCTCAAAATACCAGTCTTTATCATTAGCGCCCAGACTTGCCGTATTTTTCTTTCTCACACACATTTCAATGCCGATAGAGTTAGCGTTTCTGCACTCTGCATGCTTATATGTATTCGCCCCGCAATGCCATGCTATGTTAGCATCTTCCACACTCTGCCATATCGCCCCGTCAAATCCTACAAAGTAATGAGCTGACGCATTACGGTTGCCGCCAGCATAATACTGACAATTTTCCGTTGCACCGCCCAGCGCTCCCACGTAATGAATGACAATATATTTAATTCGTGAAGCATTTCCCGCATTGTGATTGTATCCCGTCAAAAGTTTATTGATTGTTTTCATATATATTTACCGCCTTTCTGGGTAAAATAAAGCGCCTGCGGTTTCCCGTAAGCGCTTTGCCTGCCTGTTACCTTTTATTCTTTTTTGTATGAGTATGTATCCTTTCCCCCTGCGCTGCCGTCCAGTTCGTCTGTGTCTGGCAGTTCATCTGTATACTTTGTTAAAAAAGCTCTCACTTTTTCCCATACCCTTTTTACTGGCAGCCCGCATAATGTCATGTTTTTAAAGATGCTTGTAATTTCATAGGCAATGTAAAGCAAAGAGAAAAATTCTGCTACGCCTACGCTTGTAAGTCCTAAATAAGTCCTTACCGTCTCTGGGATAAATCCGATAAGATTTATTTTAACCAGTAAGTCGATTGCCAGCATAAACACTAAAGAAATCAACATAGCTACTTTTCTGATTGCTCCATTGATGCCAGCGCAGCTATTGAACTTTCTTTCTTTGATTGCCCGTAATACTCCAAAAATCGTATCGAATACGATAGCCAATACTACCAGCTGAATAATTTTGTTATGTGTTCCTGCGTTGATAAATTCCATAAATTTCATTTCCATAGTTCCTACCTTTCTCTTATTGCAGTTCCTCTGCTCGCTCTTTCAGTTCTGCGCCGTCATATCCTGCCGTTTGCTCCCAGTTTTCCAGAGCGGTTATTAAGTCAGCAATAAGCCTGCCTTGTTTTTCAATGGTTTCCTGCTGTTCTTCTACTACCCTTAATAAATAGCTTTTCATGCTCTCACTCCTGCGCTTTGCTGGCTATGCCCCTGCCTTTATGGCATCAGCTGCCAGCGCTATAATTTTCTTTTGTAAGTGGTAGCTGTCTGCGTGCCCTGCATGCCCCGTCCAGCTGTCTATACTCTTTTGCAGCTGCTCTTTTGTTATCGTTCCTTTCTGGTACTTCTTAATTGTTCTTTTGATACGCTTGATACTGTCACGCCTAACCTTTCTATGCGTAGCCCTGTGCTTGTATCCTACAAAATCTATGCCGTTTTTTGCTGCCAAAATTGTAGTTTTAGGGTTAAGCTCTAACCGCAGCTCTTCCCTCAAAAACCTTTCAATATCTGCCAACCAGTACCGCAGCTGCTCTTTATCTGGGCTTGATATGATAAAGTCGTCCATGTAGCGCATATAGTGCCTTGCGCCCAGATTATGCTTAACATACTGGTCTAATCTATTGAGGTATACATTGGCAAACAGCTGGCTTGTAAGGTTTCCTACTGGTATGCCTGTGCCGTCTGGCATTGTCCCGTTATGGTCTATAATTTCGTCCGTCAGTCTCAAAGTGCCAGTGTCTTTTATAACCTTGCGTATTTCAGCCTTAAGCACGTCATGGTTAATACTTTGGAAATAATGGTGTATGTCTGCCTTTATGACATATAGCGGCTGTTCTGGGTGAAATTTCTGCCACACATGCAGCCAGTCTTTTAGTGTATCAGATGCACCGTGCATGCCTTTGCCTTTTCGGCAGGCGTAGGAATGAAAAATAAACCTTTTATTGAAAAGAGGTTCTAACACATTGTTTACGGTATGTTGTATCACTCTGTCATAAAAAGGCAGCGCCATTATCTGCCGCTCTTTTGGTTCGAACACTTTAAAGTATCGGTATTCGCTCGGCTTGTAAGTCAGATTGATAATGTCATTGCGTACCTTTTCTAAATTTTCCTCTTTGTCTTTTGTAAAAATAAGCACTTCTTTTCTGTACCTCTTGCACTTTCTGGCTTTGTTGTAGGCTTTCTGTACGTTCTCATATTCAGCCATAACCTCTACCAGTGTTACTGTATCCCCTCTTTTGTTTGTAACGTGCCCTATTCGTTTCAATATTGCAAGCCCCTGCCTTTCGCCGCAGCTACTAACCAGCAGCCGTATTTTTTCTCTTTGCCTTACGGCGGGACAACCGCTCTGACTATAGAATATTAAGCACTTGCCTATATTCAGTGTCCTTGCTAGTGTTCCATAGAAACGCTAAGCCTATAATGCTCTCACTAAGTCACACGCCCCACGAACCCCAATGTTCGCGTTGACATTCCACGGATAATTGTTGCAATTCACGGCACGGGAACCCGCATTAACGCCATTGTTCCAATTGCCGCCCGCTATCAGCGCTGCCAAAGGGCTGTAGTAAGCAGCTGCCCCATATAAAGGCTATTTCTTTGCCTTAACCTCTTCTATCAGTTCTCCCAGCATAATGCCTATTTCTTTTAGCTTTCTGCCGCTCTCTCCATAGTGCTGCGTGTTCATGGCGCTATACTTTAGGTCATTTGCAAGCCTTATAAGCTCCTTGCTTTCTTGTAACGCCGTGTCCGCAGCATATAAATGGCTTTTCGTCCCCGTCTTATCCCATTTCACAACCTCTAACAATATTTCCAGTATTGCGTTTCTGGTTGCTGTCTGTAAGCTGAATTTTTCATACTTTGGGTACTTACTTAGCAGTGGATAGATATATAGCAAGAAGTCGTATATTTTCTGGTGTAATCTGTCTGTTTTGTCTTGTAGTGTCACGCCTCATAAACTCCCCTCTTTCGGCTGGGCTTTCGCCCGCCTCTACATGGAGTCACACGCCCCACGAACCCCAATGCTCGCGTGGACAGCCCACGGACAATAGTGGCAATACACGGCACGGGAACCCGCAGGAACGCCATTGCCCCAATAGCCGCCCGCTAACAGCGCTGCCAAAGAATAAGCATAATACTGGTAAATGTTCCCGTGTTTGTCGCCTAATGGGCTTTTCAAATCCCAGCCCCATGCCTGCGTTGCGTGATAAGTTGCGTCTGTTACGTGTTCCGCTCTTGTTATAAGGTCATTCAGCCATTCCCACACACGCCCCACGGCATCTACGCAGCCTACAGTAGAAACAGCATTTACAACGCTGCCAGTCACTCCACGCCCCGTATTGGTGCTGGCGCTCCATGCGTTTGTATTTGCATCTGCTAAGCCCTGCGGACTTCCAAAGGCATAAGCGCAAAACTCACTATAATCTGGCATGCGCTTGCCGCTCTTCATAAGCCTTTCGGTAAAGGTGTACCAGTTCATGCCCTCTGTGCCTGTCATTGGTGCGCTATTGTATTCTGACTTTAAGCCATATGCGCCGTCGTCAGAGTTTAAGTAAATATCAATCCATGTGCCGCCACCTAAGTACGTCATGCCCTCTGGGTTACATTTGGGGCGGTGTCCCAATGTCCATACGCTGCGTGGTACAATTCCGTTGCTTACCGCACTTTCCCAGCCAGTACCAAAAATAACGCCGCTGCCGTTCACTGGCTGCATATTGCTGTCAACCTTTCGGCATCTGCCATAATGAAAGCCGCCAATTTTACGGCTATTACTTGCGTTCCAGCCAGACGGATACGTAGAGTTAAGAGAAATAATATAGGTTTCGTCTGCGCTATCTACCCTACTATCGCAGATATAAACGTAGTAATCATTTCCCACGCTAAATGCGCTGCCAATATCCAAATTTCCTGCGGTCAATCTCGTTGCTGCCGTCTGGAAAATCCCCGCACCGCCTACAGCAATTACGCACCCGTCAACTAAAGTAAGCTCGTCAGCTCCACTGGCGTATAAATACTCATTGTTTGGCGCTACAATGTCGCTGATTGTTGCCATTTTGTTTACGTTTAAAAGTGCCCTGCGGTCTGTTTTTGTAATGTCGTCTACCAATAATCTACTCATACTGTTTTAATACTCCTTTCAGTGCGTTAATGTCGTCTGTAGTCATTCCTGCTGCCTTTGCGTCCTTTTCCAGCGCAATTATTGTATTTCCTGCTGTAATGTTCTTAGAGAGAGTTAATACGGTTCTGTCGTTGCTTTCCTCTCCTTTTGCTTTCGCCTCGTCACTCTGTATATGTGTAACGGCTGTTATCGTTCCTGTTACGTCGCCTGCCTTGAATTTCATATTTACTGCTGCCTCGTCGCAGTAGTAAATAGTGGCTGCTTTCTTTTCCTCTGCCACCCCTACAATAGCGCACTGTATATAACGCTGCTTTTCAAGACTTTCAATCTTTTCCAGCAATTCTGCTGCTGGCAGCTCTCCACCCGCTACCATTGCAAGGCAATTATAGTAATCTTCTTTAGTCTTTAAAGTTTTTGGAAATCCTTTCATAGTCTACCTCTTTCTTAAAATGTATTTGCCAGATAGGAGTTGCCCGCATAGGCAAGCCCTAATACCGCTGTTTCCTCTGTTCTTTCGTAATGCTGGCTCATGTATGCAGCTCCCATGTAGCAAAGCCCTAACACGGCATCATGTTTATAATTAATTCCCCAGCCGCTTTCCACCAACGTAAGCCGTTTGTCCAGCTCATTTAAAGCCTCTTTTGTTTCTGTGCTGCTGTTCTCTGCCTGCTGCCTTAATTGCTGCACCGCCTCTGTCAATCCGTCAATTTCTAATTGCAGGCTTCCCGCTGCATCTTCTCCCAGCTTATCTTTAATGCTTTGAAACCATGTGTTAAATTCCGTCTCTGCTTCGGACTGAAAAAGAGTAATCTTAGCCACAAAGTCTGTGTAAGCGTTCAGCAGTTCGCTTTCCTTATGGTCTAACTCATTCTCAAAAGCATTGTACCTATCATCAAATTTACTTTCATACGCTGCAAAAAGGCTTTCTGTTCTGCTTATGTATTCGTTGTAAATCCCCGCAATGTCTTTTAGGTACTTATCCATGTCCTGCTTGTATACGCTAAATTCGTCCAGCACTGCTTGACTGTAGGTATTGAAAAAATCGTCAAACTGTTTTGTAAGTACGCTTGGGTCTATCTCTTCCACTGTACCCGTTACAATACCGCACACGCTGCTATTAAATCGCTGGTCTGTAATATTTGCGGTCTGTACCCTCGTAACGCCTTTACCTACGTAAATATCTGCTAGTGCCAGCTCCCATATTTCCGTATTCCGTGTAACCGCTGCTGCCGTTGGTTTCGCTGACGGCGTGCCCTTTAATACCGCTAAGTATATATCTCTCTTTGGTAAGTCCCAGCGCACTACCACTCTGTCTATGCGGTGTAGTGCTCCCTCTGCCGTATCCAGTGTGATGCTCTGGCTTACTGGATTTTTGTACGCATAGCCGTTAATAAACGCATAGCCCATGTTTACTCTAATTTCCATGCCGTTATATGCTATGACTTGCAGCCCGTCGCTGGGTTTTGGAAAAACGCCGTTTGCAATGAACGTAGCAAAATACCACGCCCAATCTTCGGCTTTGTATACTCTGTCATGCTCTATGGCATTAAACGGTATGCAATTTGCCATTTCCATTACCTCACTTTCCTAATTTGGTCTACCAGTGTCGGTAAGCTGTCGCCAAACGTCGCCTCTATGGTTTCGCTGCCTTTCTGGTATGTTTCCGTCACTTCTGTTATTCTGGCATCTATTTGTATGCCCCACTTAGTTTCCTTGCAAGTAATTCTGTCCCCTAAGTTAAAGTCCCGCTTAAACTTTAGGTTTGAATTGGTATTAATGGTGCTTACAAAGTTTATATTTTTCCCGTAGCTTTCCAGCTCTGCCCCGCCTCTTGTACTAAGCATCTGTATATAGGTTTCCAAAGGTATTGTTATCTCGGTTTCCCCGCTGGTATATTTTCTTGCAATGTCTGTAGCATCACAAAAAACCTCTTCCAGTTCCAGACCTGTTGCGCCCTCTTTATCTACGGTTGTCACTGGCTGGCTGCCGCTGTCGTCAGCTGCACCCTGCACATAGATAAAGTTTTTGCAGTTTTCTATACTGGCTGTGTATTCCTGCTCGTTTACATTATCAAAGTCCCTTGAAAAGATGCAGGGGGTATTACTCTCATTGTTTTTTGCTGTTAGGTCTTTCCCCTTATACAAATAAAAACCGTATTGCTTTGTCCTTTCGTTAAGCAGGATTTCATACCCCAGCTTTCCAGCCTGCGCCCTTGTCTTTACTTCTAGCCCTAAGTCTGCGTATACCTCGTTTGCATACTCTACTTGGCTGCCCTCTATGGTGTCCTGCCCCAACATTACAAAACGGGAGAAACGGCGCTTTGTGCTTGCCCCGCTGCCGCAGTTTTTCGCTATCATAAGGTTAATTAGGTTCTGGTTGGTTTCCGTGGTTACAATCTGCGGCGTAATGCAGCGCTTAGAAAGCCATCTGCTTAGCATAAACCCTTGTGCCTCTAGCTGTTCTAACCCGTTCTCGTCTTTTGTAATATGCACATATGTAATTTGTGCAGCCCTGCGCCATATGCCCCCAGCGTCCGTAACTTCCTGCTTTCCGTCGTGCTTTGTAATAATATTGCCCTCTGCCAGCAATTTGCTGTTGTTCTCCGTTATTGGTGCTAACAGGCTGAATGTTCCAACGTCAAAATATTTCATGTGCCATATAAGGCTTGCCAGCTCGTCTATAGCCCCTAACGGTTCTATTTCCGTATCAAATACTCTTAGCTCCATATGTCACACTCCTAAATACTCTTTGTTATAGAAAATCGCTACTTCCAGCGAATTTATTCCGCTGGCTGCATCATATCTAAAATTGTTATCCCCTATGGCAAGCTGCATAAAGGTGCTATCTACGTCCACGTATCGGAAATAGTCCGTTTCCTCTCCGTCTCGTGTCAGCTTTGCGCCTTTGCTGCCATACTTGGTACTTACCTCTATTACGTCGCCTGTCTGCATTGTTATATTTAGCTGTATAAATTCCTCTGTGTCCACATTCAGTAGTATTGGGTTTGTCACTGTCCCCAGCGCCGTAAACCTTATGCGCATGCCCGTGGATACGTCGCCCTCATTGTAACAGTCCACTATTACGCTTTCTGCTCTGTATCCAAAAATCATGCTTTTATCGTTATCCTGTTCTATTTCACAAGGGAACTCCCACGCAGCTACCCAGCTCGCAATATCTTCTTTTTCCTCGTCATTTTCACGCCAGAACGGGTTAAGACATTCCAGCTGTATGTTAAATTCAATCAAAACACTTTTTCGCTCTAACTTTGGCTCTCCATGCGCTCTACAGTTTATTACCCGTTTAAATCCCCCGTATTCATATGTTAGCGTGCCGTCCAACTCTGGATTTAATATTTTAAGCATCTGGCGGCGCAGTTCCAACGCCTGCGCCTTATCCCTTGTATTGATGTGCCCCAGTATATCTATGTCCCTCGCTTCGATACGCTGCCCTATATAGGTATCTCCGTGCTGTCCCATGCTGTTTGTGCTGTATATTACATTCGTAACGCCTGCGATACCGTCAACGTCCTTACTGATATTGCAATGGTATATGCTATTAATTCCCAGTTCTAAGCTCTCGCCCCTTGAATTTGTGTAAATGAGTTTTTCATTTTCCATAACTTATACCGTCCTTGCTATCATTTTAAACTGCCTAGCTGCCTCTTTCTGCTGCTTAGCATAGTCTGTAGTATCTGCGTATATGTTCTGAATGACCGTAAATCCTGCCCCGCCGCCTTTTTTCGGTTTTGGGTTCTTTCCGTCGTCAAAGTCAATGTCTTTGCTTACATTAACCTTAGCGCCTATATCAAACTCGCTTGGTATAGCGTCCTCAATTTGTTTGTTTACATTCTCCATTTCATCAGAGAAACCAACGCCAATACCCTGCGCCATATATACGCCTACCTCGTCTCTAAACTTCCTTGACGGGCTGTTAATGTCTAAAGCGTCCTTTGCAGCATCTAAAAGGCTGCTTGCAAGGCTTTTAACTTTGTCTTTCAACCAGTCCCAGCCTGCGCTTATTCCGTCCCAGATGCCAGAAACAATGTTGCCGCCGATTGTCTTAAAATCACTGCCGATATTGGAAAAGGCATCTTTAATGCCCGTTACGCAATTTTTCATACCCTCTACGGCTTTGTCTTTTACTTCTGTGCCCCATGTAGTCACTTTTGAGATAGCCCCAGAAATACTGTTATATATCTTTTCTGGAATTTCTTTTACCACGGTTACAATGCCCGTAACCATGCTATTCATTACCTCTTTTGCTTTTTCAAGCATATTACTGCCCCATGTTGCCACCTTTGTAACAGCTCCTATGATGCTATTCCATATTTTCTCTGGTGTCTGGGTTACGATTGTTACAATGCCCGTAAGCATGGTGTTCATTACTTCTTTTGCTTTTTCAAGCATGTTGCCGCCCCATGTTGCCACCTTGGTAACAGCTCCTATGATGCTATTCCATATTTTCTCTGGTGTCTGGGTTACAATAGCCACAATGCCCGTAAGCATAACATTCATTACCTCTTTTGCCTTGGTAAGCATGTTTAAGCCCCATGTCGCTATTTTGTTTACCGCATCAGAAACGCTGTTCGCTATTGCTTCTGGCACTGTTTTTGTAATACTAAGTATGCTATCTTTCATGTTTGAAATGACTTGCATTGCTTTTGCTGGCAGTTCTTTTATTCCATTCAGCATGCCAGCTACCAAAAAGCCGCCCTGCTCTGCCATGACAGTAGAGGGGCTGTTAATGCCGAAAAATTTCTTTATTCCGTTTAAGATTTCCTTGCCAATTTCAAGTATTGCCTGCCCCACTTTTGGTATGCCGTCAACCAATCCCTTAACCAGCCCAGTTATAATATGTGGTATGGCTTCGTCTAAGGATTTTTTAACCTCTGGTATTGCCTTAATCATTGCCCCCAGCAACGTTATACTTGCTTTCAGTATCTTTGGTGCTGCTGCCGCCAGCCCTGTTACTATAGCGGTTATGATTTCTGGCAGTGCCTCTACCAGCTGCGGTATCGCTTGTATTAGCCCGTCTGCCAAAGCCGTTATTATCACTGCTGCATTTTCCAGAATAAGGGGTACTGCTTCTGTAATGTAATTTATGTAGGTCTTTATTATTTCTGGTAGTGCTGCTATTAATACTGGTAAAGCATTAACCAGCCCTTGCACCAAACCTTTTATAAGTTCCAATCCCGCATTAATCAATAATGGAGCGTTTTCTATAAGTGTCTGAACAACCATAAGCACCGCTTCTATTATGCTTGGTATCAGTCCTGGTAACGCTTGCGCCATGCCCTCTGCCAGCCCAACAATAATGTTTGCTGCGCCCTCTGCTATCGTTGGTATCAAATCCACTATGCCGCTAATCAGTGTTGTAATAATCTCAACGGCGCTTTGGGTAAGCGTTGGAATTGTCTGTATAATTCCGTCTGTCAATGACTTAAGCATATCAACGCCAGCCTGCACGATTGTAGGCGCATTTTGTACGATACCGTCGCCCAATCCCTTTACAATTTCTACGGCAAACTGTGCTATTTGCGGTATCATTTCCGTTAAGCCACTAACCATATTCTTTAGTGCCGTTCCGAAACTTTCAGCCAGTTTTCCAACGTCGCCGCCTGCCTCTGCTGCCCCTGTTTGTAGCTCATTTGCAAATTGGCTAAATATTGGTAATGCCTGCTCGCCTATCGGCATGATAAAGCTGGTTTGCAATATCCTGCCTGCCCCCTGCATAGCCTCGCCAAAGGTATCATACTTTATGGCATTGATTGCCCCCATAGCGTCTGTGGTCTTGCTTATCTGTCCGTCCACATTCATTAGTGAGGTCATAGCATCAGCGCCCATATCTTCCCACATAGTACCCATTAAACCTACGCCAGCGGTGTATTGCAGTGTCGTGTCGTCCGTATTTTTCAGTGCCTCGCTAATTTTGCTCATTGCCTCTTTCGCACCGTCGCCGCCTGCTTGGAATTTTCCTACTAATTCTTTTGCATTAAGCCCCAGACTGGTAAGGTAGTCATTGGCTGTACCGTCATTCATACGTATACTAAATTCCTTAAATGCGTCGCCCATTTTGTCAACGCTCCACACGCCCGTATCAGCGCCATTTTTTATTGAATTAAACATATCCTCTGCGCTTAACCCAGCCTGCGCATACTGATTGCTGTATTCATTGATAACGTCCAGCAAATCCCCGTTTTTATTTAATCCACTCTGTGCGCCCTGCGCAATTAGGTTATAAGCCTCGTCGCCGCTTACTCCAAACTTTTGCATAAGCTGCGTAGCTGCTCTTGTGCTTTCTGCAACGTCCATATCAAACGTATCACGCAGGGTTAATGCGTTCGTTGTCATTTTTTCCAGCTCGTCTGCGCCCATATCGCCTGCCTGCTGCTTTACAGTCGCCATAGATGCTGCTATGTCCTCGAACCCCTCGCCATAATTCCCGTTGTAGATATTCTCCATAACTTGCTTATACTGGTCTGCCTCGTCCGTTGCTGTACCCGTTGATGCTACAAAGTCGTTTAATGCTCCCTTTGCCTCGTCTGCTTGGCTTACTGTGTATCCTAACCCAGCCACTACCGCTGCGCCAATGCCTGCCGCTGCTGCCCCAACAAGCCCTATGCCTTTTGACATAGCGCCGCCCAGACCGCCCAATATTCCACCCAGTCCAGAGAACTTGCCGCCTGCCTGTTCTGCCTGTTCGCCGCTTTCTTCAATCTCTTTTCCCATGTCGTCTGCGGCTTTTTCAGCTTTCCCCAGCTCGTCAGCCGTTTTGTTTAGTTCCTGCTCGGTCTTTACAAGTGCTGCTTTCTGGTAATTAAGCTGCGTTTCCAGCTTCTTGCTTGCCTCGCTATTATCTCCCGTGGCTTTCTTACACTTTTCTAGTGCTGCCTCGGTTTCCTTAACCTTTTTTGCCTGCTCGTCATATGTTTTTTGCAGTACGCCTTGTTTTGCTTTCAGTGCATCTGCGCTGCTGGCATTGTCCTTATATTCAGCCGTTACAAGTTTCATTTCCGAATTAAGCACTTTAAGGGTGCTGTTAATTTCCTTGCAGGCTGCTTTATACTCTGCCTCTCCGTCAAAACTAAGCCTTGTTTTTATATTCTCTGTTTTGTCAGCCATGAATTACAATCCCCCTAAAGCTATGTCAATGTCGTCCAGTTCCTCTGCGGGCTGTTTTGTCGCCTTTTCCTGTCTGAATATGTGCGGGTTGTATTCTTTGTGGTATTTAAAAAGCGTTACAATCTGGTAAGGTGTCTTACTCCATGCCTCACGCTCTCTATATCCTAAAAGCCCCGTCGCAATATAAAGCAGCCGTGCAGTATCTAACTTTCCTGCACGGCTGTTATGTTTCCCTCGGTATTCTCTTCTGTGTCGTCCTCTTGGCTGTCTGTTTCTGCCGCCTCACTATCGCCTGCCGTTCCTGCTGCAAACGACGCATAAATAGCCCTCTGTATCTCTTTCATGTTACCTACATGTATTAGCCTGCCTACTTGCTGCTCGGTTAATAATGTTGCGTTTTCGTCCTCGTATAAAAGCCCCTCATTGATAAGCAGGGTAAGTAACCACTTTGTATCTTTTACCCAGTCCTTATTATTTTCATTGAAAATCTCATTAATTTTGTCATAGCCGCCAAATTTGTCTTGCAGCTCGTCTAAGGCATTAAGGGAAAATAGTAAAACATAATCTTTCCCCTTAAGGTTTACCGAATATCCACCGTTTTTAATTGCGCTCATGTATTAAATAAGGCGCAGCCCCATGCTGCGCCTATCTCCTTTCTTTTTATGCTCCCTCTATTTCCTCTGCTGGTTCTGGCACTTCTGTAAACCATGTTGTCGCTGCCGCCTCGGTTTCTTTTCCCACAAAGTCCGCTTTCCATTTTCCGTCTTTCTTTCTGGTCGTAAAATCTGCCTCAACGTCTGGCGTGTTAAATTTAATACTTTCGCCTTTTGTCTCATACTTTTCGGACGGCACTTTAAATTTACATTTAAGCAGCCAAACGTAGCGATATTTACCGCCCGTTTTCTTGGCTCTAAAGCCTACGGCAACATACGGCGGCTCGTCGTCTTTTCCAGCCCATACAACCTTATTTTTGTCTACCATTTGCCCCAGCATTTCCGCTAATACCTCTGGCGTAAGGTCTTTTATTCCCAGCTTTAAAGTACCGCTTGCAAATTCCGTTACGCTTTCACTCAATGTATCGTCTGCGTATAAGCTGCCGTCTGCTGTTTTTACTGATAAGTCAGCCGTCATAGCCTCTGCCATTTTTTTAGGTGTTCCGTAAGTCTCTGCGCCGTTGGTTTCTGTGCATACGGCATAAAATAAATCTTTTAAACCTAATGTCATTGTCTTGTCACTCCTTTAATATTTCAATCGTGATAGGTACTATCCAGTACCCCGTTTCAGTTTCGTAATTTTCAGCATCTACGCTGTTGATATAAATTCCTGCTGCTGTCAAAACTTCCAGCGTCTTGCTTAACTGCGTCTCAAAATCGCCTTTATGAAAAAGCGTTACTCTGTATAGCTCCCTGCTGCCGCTGTCTGCGTCGTCGGTTCGCAGCGCTGCACCTTTTAACAGCCGCAAGAAAGTATAATAAGCTGGTGGCTTTATCTCGCCAGTGTATACGCCTCTCTGTGCTGGCAATCCTGCGCTTTCTAAAACTTCCTTTAAGCTATCCATTTGTTTCACTCTCCCATACTTCCAGCTGCGCAGCGGATACCTTGCTTTGTGCTTTTTCATTTGCTACGGTCATATATGGTCTTGCAGGCTGGCTGCTTGTGCCATACTCCGCAACAAAGCCAATCGTTGCGTAACGCACATTGCTTTTATCTCCTTTTCTGTCGTTCCCGTGCTTGGCTTTTCCCTGCGGGTATACGTCAACGTACTTTTCCGTATCGTCGCCCTTAACCGCCGTTGCTTTTATGGAATTTACAAAGCCTGCCGTTTCCTCAATTCCCATAGCTTTTGCCTCTGCTTTCTGCGCCTCTATAAGCACATCAGCGCCAGCCTTTAGCATTTTGGGTACTGCTTTTACTGTAGCCTGCTCTCTGTTACTAAATGCCTCTATGACTTTTTCTAAGCCAACTGTATTAAACTCTCCCATATTACGCCCCCTCGTCTTTATGGCGTAAATCTGTGAGTGTAAGCTCTATTGTGTCGTCGTCAATGTCGTAAGTTTTAAGGACAAAATAACGCTTTCCGTCCACTTCTACCGTGTCCTCGCCCTCATAATCTGCCTTATGAACTTCACATTTTCTTTCTACCACTTTGCCCGTCTGCTGGCTCTTAAAATACTCTGCATACCCTACAGATTTCATATTGCAAAAAACAGTACGACTGTTTTCAGCTTTTGGCTCTGCGAAACCATTTGTATTAACCCGCTGGTCGCCCTCTTTTTCTTTGACAAGGGTTATTTCATCTACCCATTCAGCCACTCTGCGCCTCGCTTTCCCCGCTTTCGGTGTCCGTTTCGGACACTGGCAGCGTGTTGTACTCTTTTGACATTGCAAGTCGCATCTTAAGCGTATCGTATGACTGTCTGAATTTTTCCGCTTTATCGTTGTAGCCAAATTCAGCTTTACAATATAGCGTAACAGCCCTTTTTATCAGTTCGTCGGTTTCATTTATCACTTTTACGCCGTCGTTCTTTAAATCCGCTTTGCAGGCTGCTATACAATCCTCTATTTCTTCCGTGATTTTCTCGCTAGTGCTGCTGATACGCAGCGCCGCACGCATTTTTCCTGTTAATGTAGTGGCATTTGCTGCCATACCCTGCACCCTCTTTCAAGAAACAAGCAGGACTATGTAAAATAGCCCTGCTGCTTATTCTTCAATTACGGCAACTTTCGCAGTTACCAGCTCTGCTGCACGTTCTGCGCTTACTCTAAGCACTTCCCCTGCCTCTTTAATTTCGTTAAGCTGTTTGTCTAAGTATCTGGTAATTGTCTTTACTTTTACTTTTCCCGTCTCTGCCTTTTCCTCTGGCTCTTCCTGCTCTTTTGTCTGCGGCTGCTCTTCGGTCTGCTCCGTTGGTTCTGTTTCTTCTTTGGCTGCCTGTTCTGCTGCTTCCTTTTCCTCTTCTGTAAGCTCGCTTTCCTCTGGTATGTCTACCTCTACGGCTGAAATTCTTGCCGCCAGCTCTTTTATCGTTCCTACGTCACTTACGCCCAGTTTCTTTGCTAAGTCCTGCAAGTCGGCTTTCTTCATGCTTTCCAGCTGCTTAACGTCTAAGTATCCTTTTGCCATACAATCCACCTTTCTGGCAGCCAGCGCTTTCACGCCCTCGGCTGCCTTATGTACTTATACAGATGCAATTTTTTTCAATGTTACAAGACTGTTCTTGTCAACTACCTTACCGTCTGCCAGCATGATACCTTTTGTTACCATGTCGTCTGTTTCGTTATCCTCGTACTTCTTAACGCCCATTGCATAATTAGTGTTAAGCACGTAGTCTTTAAAGTTGAACAGAAAGCCAAACGCCGTGCCAGCTGCCAATGTCTTAACGTAACTTTTCACGTAGTCGCAGCATACTACTGGTCTGCCTAAAAGGCTTCTTTCTGGCTTTCCTGCAATGCCGTAGTTCACTCTACCAATCGGCTGCCCGTTAGTATCTGTTAGTCCGTAATACTGCATGAACGTTTTCTTACTCATGCACCACACTGCCCCATTTTCGTAAGCCTGCGGTAATGCTGCCTCTGCTGCAATTAAATCATTGTATGACGGTGCGGCGCTTTCTACTTCCTGCCCCTCTGCTGGTGTTTCTGCTAATATTCCCTTTGGCTTTCCTACCCCGTCGCCGTCAATAATTGCCTGTTCAATCGCCTTTGTCATAGCCTCTACGATATTGTTAATAAGCAGAGTTTCAAAGGCACTGATTGCCATTGTGTCTACTTCCAATGAAACAGCAACGGCACAACGCAGCTTATGGTATGCAAAAGTAATCATACCGTCTTTTTTAATGTCCTTTTTCTGCTTGTCGCTGCCTGCCCCCTCGTTTACCCATGTTGCCGTAGGCTTTACGGTTGAAACAGGAATAGAAACACCGCCTTTATATGCAGTTCTTGTGACAAGCGCCAAAATCATTCCCGTACTTTCCAGTCTTTCTACAATCTGGTTCAGTACCGTAGTCGGAATAGTTGCGCCTACATCTGTTGTGCTACTTATTGCATCAGCTCTGTACTCTTTTGGCAGCGCTGCACCTCTACACACATACTGCATAAATGCTTTTCTGTACTTCATGCTGCCGTACTTGTCGCCGTCTCCCTCTCCGCTGCCGTCTGCTCCTTTGAAATTACGCAGCACTGTAGGAGCTGCACCCTCTCCGCTGCCGTCTGCGCCGTCTATGGGTTCGCCTGCTGCGATTCTTTCCAGTAACTTCTTTCTTTTTTCTGCCGTTTCTATCAGTGCTGCCCTCTGTTCTGTAAGCTCTGTTACCTCTGTTTCCAATGTTGTAATTTCTGCATCTGTCAGCTGCGCCGCTCTTGTGTTCAGTTCATTTCTAATCTGGGATAGTCTTTCCTCAATCTCTTTTAATGTTTTCATGTGTTGCATTCTCCTTTTCTGGTTTTATAAACTTGTTTTAATCTTTAGCAAATGCACCCGCCTGTTAAGCAGCTCCTGCCGCTCTGCTTCATAACTCCTATTTGCAAAGCTACGGGCGCTTATTTCAGTATCTCCGTTTGCTGGTATGCTCACGGCTGATACGTCATAAACTTTTTTGATTTTCAATATGTTTCTTGTCCGTGTTGTCCTATCATAGCTTTCCTCTGCCACCGTAAACGCCCATGACATTTTAGTTATCATTCCTGCGTCTATATCTTGGTAAAGTCCTCTTGCTAGGTCGGTCTTGCCTAAATCAGCTGCCACTAAAAGCCCCTTGTAGTCGGGGATTAAAATAAGCGTCTTATTTGATTGTCTGGCGAATACCCTGCCCTCATGGTCATATTGCATAATAACGTCGCTCATGTCTGCGCCGTCCAATGCGTGTGCGTCTATTCTTTCGTAAAACTTTGTACCGTCCTCAAATTCATAGAGTAGGTACGGATTGTCAAATGTTGTAGCGTACCCCTCTACGTAATACTCTGTATCAATTCTTTTCGTTGCTGCCTGCGCAGAGAGAGGCGCAGCCAGCGCCCTATACTCCCTATCTTTTTTAATTGGCATCTGTTACACCCTCTTTCTTTTCTGGTTCTTCTGTTGCTTGCGGTTCAACCTGTGGCGGCTGTTCTGTCGTTGGTGGCTGCTGCGTAACGGCTGGTATTGGTGGCTTGTCATTCTTTCCAAGTTCGCTTACTTCCGTGTATTCTTTTCGGATATAATACTTTTCCCCGTCCTCAACATGTGCCATATTCCATATATCCATTACCCCGTTGCGATTAAGTAACGCACGGTCAAAAAGCTGCGTACTTACTTGCAGCTTTGTTGTGTTTGAGGCATATTGTAGGCGGTTTGCACTAAACGTTATCGCATTATTGCACGCAATTTGGCGCTGTGTATAGGTCATATTTGACATAACAAGCGATAGCTGTATTGCAAATGGTTCTATTTTCCCCTCATAATAAGCGTTCCACGTTTCCTCATTAAATTTATTTTGCAGTATATCCATGTTTGTACCAAAATGGGTACATACATTGTCTTGTATCTGCTGCATTTGCATAGCGTTTGGCGTGTATGGTTTGCTTTCCACTTGCTTTAGTTCCGAAAATTTGTTGTCATAAATAATCATGCCGCTTTTGTTGTCAGCGCTTAAGTTCTCTTCCGTAAACCGCTCACGCTCTTTTTGTATGTCCTCTGGCTTTAGCATATTTGCTATCTTTGCCAGAAAGCGTATGTTTGCAGAATTTTTGACAGCGTTTATAATCCCCTCATTCTGGGTATGTATTAACTGCATGGTAGGCTTTAAAGTGCTATTATCCTCTCCGAAAAGGTCGTCACTGTATTCAAAATCAGTCATTATGCCTACCTTTTCAAATTCAATCGCCCCATGTTCGCCATTAGCAAATAAATACCGTAAGTACACCTGTCCTGCTGCCTCTACTACCTCGCAGCGCTGCGCCCGTAGCGGATACCAGCCGCATAGCCCCCCTAATTCGTCCTCTATAGGCACAATAAAAGCGGTGTGTTCCACCGCTACAATAGTTGCCACCCTTTTTATGAATTTTACGGTATCCATAAAGTAATTAGGTTTGAATTGTAAAGTTCTTTCCAGATGCTTATAGGCGCTGCCCGTAATCTCTGGTTTTAGTTTGCTGCAATGTGTTGCAAAGCTATTTACTGCCGTTCTGGTTAAATCCATTTCATATACGCCGCCGTTAAAGCTCGTAAACGTAGGGCTATATCCATTCAGCATCTTAAAGTAGCTGTCTATCATTCGCAGCTGTTTGCCGTGGAATAAATAATCTATAAATTTCGTACCGTTCACTCTCCTTTCTATGCGGCGTTTTTAAGCAGCTCCCCGCACTCTTCCCACCATTTCTGTCTTACCGTCATTGCATCTATGACAGATACAAAGCCGTCTATATGCGCTCGCTGCTCAATCTTTATCGGTCTGAATTTTCTTGTTTCCATATTGTGCTTAAGCGCAACATTTAGGAAATGTGTCTTTAGTAAATTGTTTTCAGCAATCTTAAAATTGCCGTCCTTTATGATGCCCTCAAATTCCCGTATGACGGGTGTAAGGTTTTCCCCTTGGAAAACGTCGTCCATGTGAAAACCGTAGTTTGACATATCGTTTATGAGGTACTGTGCGCTATACCTGTCGTAGCCTATCTTTAGTGGTCTTATTCCGTATGTTTCAAGCAGCATTGTAAACCAGTTATAAACGTCCTTGTAGTCTACGTAGTTCTCGCCGCTTAGTGTTATTAGCCCTTGTTTGACGAAAATATCATATGGCACGCCGTCCGTGCTTTGCAGAAACTCCACCCTGCCCCGTGGCATGAAAAATTGAGTAAACGCATAGAGCTTGCCACCTTTTTCAATTACCACACTGGCTGCCGTTAAGTCCGTGGTCTGGCTCAAATCAATGCCGCCAACTGCGTAACAGTCTCTAAAGTCCTCTAAAGTCTTTTCAACGCCCGCATTGTCAACTGTCACATATTCCAGCCATGCAATAGAGCTGTTTTGCTTAATATTGCAGTATTTTGTCATAAACTCTGCTTTTTTACTTAAGCTGCCCTCTGCTACGGCTATTTCATCAACAAAAAAGCTTTCTTTTACAGATACGCCCATGTTAGGGTTGGCTTTTTTAAGCTCTTCTAAGTCGTTCCACTTTTCCACGTCGTCTATCATGTAAAGGAACGGCAAAAGCCTGCGTTCTTTGCTGTTGCCCTTTAAAAAGCTAGTGCTACGTTTCATCAGCTCGTCATATATGCTGTCATTTATATATCCAGCTGTGCTGATACTCAAAATCATTGGTTGTGTACGTGCGCCTAATGCCGATTTCATAACTTCATACTGCTTAAGTCCTGCGTCCCCGCTCCATGCTGCCATTTCGTCACATACTACTAACTGCGGGTTAAATCCGTCAGACTTCTTGGCGTTAAAAGCAATGGGCTTTATTACGGTGTTATTCTCTGCTATATAAATATCGCTGCGCCGCTTTTTCGCCAGTTCTGCTAATTCGTCCTCTGCCTGCACCATTTGGTAAAATCCGTCGTATACTAACGCTGCTTGGTCTAGTTTCGGCGCTAAGCAATAGATTTCCTGCCCGTACTCTGGCTCAATGTATGCCATGTAGGCAATAATTGCAGATGCAAATAAACTTTTGCCGTTTTTTCTGCCAATAACAATAAATATTTCTCTAAAAACACGTATTTTTTCTGCATCTTGTACGCCAAAAATAACAGAAACTATGGCTTTTTGCCATAGTTCCAATCTCAATAAATCATTGCGCCCCTTGCTGTGGTGACAAAAATTTTCTATAAACTTAATAGCCTTATTTGCCGCTTTGGGATTAAAAAAATACTCCTGTTTTTGCAGCCCGTCTACAATGATTTTGTATATTGCTTTTATCCACTTTCCCGCTACGATTTCGCCGCTTGTAATCTTAGAATGGTACTCATAGATATAGTTTGCATAGGGTATCATTGTTACTCGTCCTTTAGCGCAGCAAGTTTACTGTTTTTCCGCTTTGCAGGCGGCACTAAATCGGTCAACTGCTTAATGATTGCCGCATAGTTTTTGCTTAGCGCTATATAGGTTTCTGCCTCTGGGCTTTTCTTTGTTCCGAATTGGTTTTCGCCATTCTTATACTCACTCGTCCAGCCCTCTGCCTCTATAATTTTCCCTAAGTCGTCAAGCTCTATTCCCATGAAAGCAGCCTTTTCTATCAGCGGCGTTACCAGCTTCTTTTTATTTTCGTCTAAATCGCTGAAAATTCCTTTAAGTCTGGTCTTTTCTGACTTAATCCGTTGTTCTTTTGTTTTCTCTTTCCTTGTCGTCATTTCTTTACCCCGCTTTCCTGCCACCACACCCCCTACACCACGCATGCGCAACCTTGCAGGGTAAAATTAGGGTATCCCCCTCGGTATCTGTCCCCTTTACTTTCTTTTCGCAATAGGGGGGACTATGTTCCCTGTTTCGTCGAACCTATACCGTAATGTCCTCTCTCGCTTGTGGTGTTCCTTGTTGTGGCAATCTTGGCATAGCGCCTCTAGGTTATCCCAGCTAAGCGTTATGTTTAGATTGTTTATGGTGTCCCTTGAAAGCCAGCGTTTATGATGCACCACCTTGGCAGGCTCTCCGCAACGCTCGCACACATAGTCTTGTGACACTAAGTAGGCGGCTCTGGTTTGTTCCCATGCCGCAGATAAATAAAAACTCTTAGCCCATTCTTTCATGCTGTCCCTCTCTTTCTCTTTAAGTTCCCAGCGCCCTAAGTTTCATGCGCTGGGTGGAGGCTTAAGAATGTAAACAAAAAGAGCAGGTGTCCTGCTGCCGCTGCTGCGGTTAAGCTATCGCCTACTCTTTTCATGCTATCATTATACCTCTCTGAATATCCCATGTAAACACCACGATTTTACCATTTAATTACCATACCTCTGTACGCCTTACATAGTGTGTTACTCCCTTGTACGTTGCTATTCGCCTGCTCTGTATGTTATGTTCTTTTAATATGCTCTTAATCTCTATCAGCATATCTGTAAATATCCTTGCATAACCCACGTTGCTATATCGTCTGTGATAATCTGAATAGCTCCACCAATCCATGATATCTACTACAGCTCTCTGGTTGGTTAGGTTTATCGGTTCTGCTTCTGTATCTTCCAGCAGCAGCTTAAGTATGTATGCTGTCGTGTGTCCCTGCATGCGCCCCGTCATTCTAATGTCTATCTTTATCGGTTCGTCTATTAGATATGCCCGCTGCCAGTCGTGCAACTTATACCCTAGCGCCTGCTCTACTACCCTTATTGTGCCTGCATCTATTGCCATGTTATTTACTCCTTTCCTCGTCAATGCCCCAAAGCAATACCGATAGCTCATTAATGATGGCTGTTACCCAGCGTCTCGGTGTGTTCTTACCTGTTTCCAATTCCTCTGCAATGTCCGCATAGTCTTTGCCCTGTATAAAGTACAGTTCAAACGCCTTGTACTCAACCTCTCTGCCTGCTGCCTTTCGCCTGCGCTCTATCTCTTCTACTGCCTTGTCTATGTGCGCTGTCATAATAAGCGTTTTAAATCTGCTGCGCCGTATGCTCTGTAGGTATAGCCTCTGCTGTTCGTCTGTCATGCCGTCAAGCTCTAACTGCCCGCCGTCGCTTATAGCGTTTTCAATATGGAAAACAGCATCACGATAGCATTTCATAAGCGTAAATGTGTTGTGGTACTTATCTCTTTTCCGTTCTCTCTCTTCTTGCTTTTTAAGCTCCGTAATTGCCGTTTTGGCAGCCCTCTTTATCATGTCCTCAAAATCACTTGTAGGAAGTGCTACCCAGCTTTCGCCCTCTGCCGCCTTGCTTTCTGTTTCTTCTCTGATTTTTGTTGTAAATCCCTTAATCTCTTCTACTGCCTGCATTTTTCTCACTCCTTGCTTTTTCCATTAACTGAATGGTAGTTCATTCTCTAGCCCCTCTGGAATTGTCATAAACTCGTCGCCTGCATCTGGCATCTGCTGCCCTGCTGCTGTTCGTGCCTCTGCCTCTGCTTTCGTTTCTCCAAAGCCTACGTTGCTTGCCACAACCTCTGTATAATACACTCTTTGCCCGCTCTGTCTGCTTTCGTAGCTGCCTGTTTTGATTTTCCCTACAACCTCTGCCTTATTGCCTTTTCCTAACCACTTATCCACCCATTCCGCAGTACGTCCAAAGCACTTGATATTAATAAAGTCCGTGTCTTTTCCGTCGTCTACCGCCAGTGTAAAGCGGGCTATTGCGGTGCTATCGTCTTGCCCGCCATATCTTAACTCTGGGTTCTTTGTTAATCTCCCAGAAAGCGCTACGCTATTCATTGTTTTTATTCCCCCTGCCGTTCATTTTCTTTAGTTGCTGGTAAATGTCCACCAGTAAGCACACTATGATAATCAATAAAACATTTGTCATTCGCTGCACTCCTTATCTGTCCATTGATGCGGCAGCTCGTCGTAAATTACCGTCCCTGCTCTGTATCCGTCTTTAGAGGCTTTCACCGCCTTTACCATTTCTGGATAATTTGCCTTATAGTGCTGCAATTGGTCTTGCTGCATGATTTCAACTATCTTTTTAGCTGCGCTATGGCTGTTTGTGATTAACTTAAGTTCACTGCTGCCGTTCCATGTGCAGCTTTCATATACTCCATAATCGCATACAACGGGCTTGACTTCCCAGTTTAACCCGCAGCCCTCAATTTCCAACGGTTGCATATTGTCGGCTGCGCTCTTGCATACTGTGCCTGCTGCATCAAACGCCCCGCCTATGGTTCGCATAGCTCCCGCCAGCGCACTTGTGAACATTTCAGCCATTCTGCTTATTGTTCCGCTTATATCCATGCTGGCAAGGGCTTTAATTGCCCTTACCTGTTGTTTGCGCTGCTTTCTCTTGTCTATGCTGTCTGGTGGGTTAATACCGTGTCGCTTTTTATAATTCTTTTTCCACTGTCTGTACCTCATGCCGTCGCCTCGCTTTCTGGCGTAGCCTCTTCATAGTCTGTTATGCTCTGCTGCCCCTCTATCTGTTCGTCTGCTCCTTTTGGCTCTTCTGGGTGCTGGCAGCGCATCATAATGTCATGCAGTAAATATAAATCGTCCTCATTTACCTTGTCTGCCTGCTGCATAATTGCTCTGGCTGTAAATACTACCCACTCTGTATTATTCCAGTCTTTCTGCGGCGTGTCCGTTTCGGACACCTTTAGTACGGCATCTGCTGCCGCTTTCGTGGCTGCACTTACACTCTCTTTTACCCATTCCCGCATAACCTTTGCGTGCTGGGCTGCAATTTCTGCCTGCTTTGCCTTTTCCTCTGCCTCTAGGCGCTTACGCTCTGCTTTCTCAATTTCCTTTTCGCTTTCCTCTTCCTGTTTCTCTGCGTCTAACTGCGCCTCTTCGGCATCTGCTGCCGCTTTCGCTGCTGTTTTCTCCGCTACCTTAAGTGCTATTTCCTTGGCTCGTATGTCCTCGCCTGCTGCTACTTGGTTCGCAATGGCTGCCTGCTCTTCTGGTGGCAGCTTAGCAGCCTCATAAGCTGCTGTAATTCCGATATTCCCATTTTTCAGCTGTTCTTTTACCTCTGGCGTAGCATTATTGTTAATGCTCTCCATTCTGGCTACATTAGTGCTGCTCTCATTCATCATGGCTGCGATTAAATCCCGCATTTTCCCTTGTATCTCTAAGCCGTCCTCTTCCTTGGCTCTGATAAGCGCCGCTTTTGTGCGCTCTACTAGTCTGGTCTTTTCATAAGCCGTTAATGGCTGCGTGTATCCATTGCCCGCCAGTAAGGAAAGCTCATACATTGCCTCGCTCATATCCTTGTAACGATATAGCACTTTTTCGTATTCCTTGTGCCCCCGCTCCAAATTAAAGATATTAGCAGCATTTCTGCGGTGTCCGTCGATTATTCTAAATTCTCCGTTTACTCTTGCCAATACTGTAGGCTGCTCCTGTCCTACATGTAAAAAGCTGTCTGCCAGCTCTTCTATGTTCTCTAAATTCTGGTGCGTGTTCTCTGGTGCAGCCTTTACCTCGTTAGGGCTTAAGTAAATATCTGTGTATTTGTCTACGGTTGCCGCTGTCCCTGTTTTGCTCTTTGCATTTAAAATATCATTGATACCAAATTTAGCCATATTCTTTACCTCTCTTTCCCTGTGTACGCTGTTGCAAATTTCTTATAGCTTTGTGCCGCTCCGCAGCATGGGCTATACTCATAAATCGGTTTGCGCATAAATGAATTTTCCGCTACTTTCTTGGAATATTTGATAATTCCCAAAATGTCATATTTGCCCTGCTGCCCCAGCCACTCTACGCCCGCTGCCTCGCCGTCCGTGTTCTGATACACTGTTACCAGAACGCCCCGCAGGGTTAGTGACGGGTTAAGGGCTTTTGCGTCCTCTATCTGCTCTGTTACAATGTCCAGCCCCTCTAATGCGTCCTCGTCAATCTTGACGGGTACTATAACCTCGTCTGTGATTGCCAGCGCATTTACCACGTTAAGCCCTATGTCTGGGGGATTGTCGATAATGCAGTAGTCATATGCCTGCTCTACTGGCAGGCTATCAACAACCGCCCAGCCGTGCCCTAGCACTTGTGCGCTTAATAATTTCTTATACCGCTCTGTCTGGTTCTCACTTTCCGCTTTTGTCAAATTCCACGTAGCCCCGAAAAGCGACATATTGGCTGTTATGATATCCATACCCTCATATGCTGTGTGATTTATCAGTTGTTCTGGCTTCTCCCACTCTCCGCTAAGCAGCTTTGTTATTGGCGCTACGTTCTCTGCATCATATCTGCCATATGCTTTACTTAAATTTCCCTGCTTGTCATTATCCAGCAGCAGGACTTTATAGCCTCTGCGCCATAACTCGTATGCCATGTTTGCTGCCGTAAAGGTCTTGGCTACGCCCCCCTTAAGATTTAAAATGCTTATCGTTTTCATTCTTAGCCTCTCTCTTTCCTGCGCCGCCTCTTGCGCATCTGTTCGTTACTCTGTTTTCTGTTCTTGTGTTATATCTGTATCCATTGCCTGCCCGCAGTTCTCGCAATAATTTTTTATTCTGATACCCATAAAACCTCTATCAGAAACGCTGCGATTGCAAACAGGGCATTTATAGGTTTCAAAGTTCGGCAAGTTCTTAGCTGCCAGCTTTTCTGCGTCTTTGCCCTCGAATATTGTCGTTTTCCTTGGCTTCATCTTCTGGGCTTTCTTCTTTGCCTCTGCTGCCGTGCAGTAGTCGCATTGCCAGCCGCATTTTTCATTAATTTTACACTTTGTCATGTTTTTCCTCGCTTTCTAAGCTCTCTGGGCTTAATAAATATTCTTCTAGCAGCTTAGCTGCATCTTGCCAGCAATAGCATACTGCTATGTAATATCCCTGCTGCCCCAGAAACTTAAGCCAGCGTTTCTGATTGGCTGTTGTTGTATTCTTTCCAGCTTTAAGCTCTATGTATAGCCCGTGGTACTTTCCCCTTGCTACTGGCAAATGAATATCTGGCACGCCAGCTTTTACGCCCTGTCTCTTAAGGGCTATCGCCGTTGCCTTATCTCTCTTACCGCCATTTGGTACGTGGTGTAAATATTCCAGTTCTGGCATACGCTGCATTTGATAGGCAGCCCAGCTAAATAATGCCTCTTGATGTCCGCTTTCGTCGTCCAGTCTAAAATTTCTCATGCTCTTAACCTCTCCATTCTTCAAATTCTTTCATAATCCAGCCTGCTGTAGAAAATGCCATACTCGCCAGCAGCACTACTGCCGCCAGTGCAACGGCTATTAAAAATACTGCTACCACATTATCCCCCCCTCTCTTCCAGTTTTATTAACGTGTATCTAAAATACCCATATCCGTAATACTCTGGGCTATGTACTCCTTTGCTTACGCTGTCTTTATCCACGTAGTAACCTTTTATCGGTCTTGCCTCTGACTTAAACCATTCTCTATCTGTCACAATCCTATATTCTGGTTCTGGTCTTACAAGGTTCTTGCTGCAATTCCAGCGCTTGCCTTGTAACCCCTTTTCGTCCTTTAAGTGCTTATCTGTGTATTTGATAAAATAGCTTGCCAGCTGTGCGTAGTTTCCACTATCGTCCAGAGGGAATACCTTTACTCTGTTATGTCCCTCATAGGCTTTGTACCAGCACTCTTGTAAAATCTTTGTGTCTATCTGGTTAATGACTAAGTGATGATGCCTAGCCCCTTTCTCCCCTATCTCCATTACGTGAATATACTTAAGCTCTAACCCAGCCTTTTTATATTCCTTTCGTGCCTCTCTCAAAAATAAATCTATGTCCTGCCGCATCTGCTCTTTGGTTCTATCTGGCTGCCCTTTCTTGCGTATGTAGTCCAGCTCTAAGTGATAGTCCCCATATTCAAAATTGGCGTTCATCAAAATACGCAGCTTTCTTTCTGCCTGCCTTGTATTAATTTTTTTCTGCTGCTCCTTGGTGGGCTTTACCTTATCCCCTCTTTCAATCCCTTTCTTTTTGTATCTGCTTGTAAAGTAACGCTCTACCTCTATCGTTTTACCAGCTTTTACTATCCTTTCTACGTATGGCATCCGCATTGCTCCTTTTAGTTATTCCTGTCGGTTAGTTAATACTTTTATCAAGTGGTAAGAGGGGTTGAAACCCCTTGTTTTTCTTGACTTTTTGCCATACATAGCTTATACTTTTTTATAGATGAATAAAGCTGTATAGCTTAGCGCCTATGGTATTCCAGTACCGTAGGCGCTTTTCCTTTTGCTCACTTCTTTTTGCCGTAGTAGCCCTTTGCATACTCATAGGCTTTCTGGTAAGGCTTTCTACAATCGTATCCAGTACATGAGTGTAAGGCGTAGCCTTTGCAGTAGTTGCAGGCGCACTGCTTGGCGTATTCCACTGCCTGCCGTTCCTGCTGGCTTTCATCATATTTCAGTTTGCGTGCAAGGTGCAGGGCATCTATAGCAGCAATCCCCATTACTGCGGCTGTCTCAATTTCCCTACTCATTCCCTCGCTTACTCCGTACTTTGTGCCTACTATGACAAAATCGCAGCTTTTCAGCAGCTCTAACCCCGCTGTAAGCCCTATTAACCGTTCCTTTTCTTTTTTCTCGTCTAAGCACTGTGTCATGTATAAATGGGGCGTTATCGGCGCTAGTCCTGCGTTTAATGCCTGTCTTGTAAGTGATTGCGCATACTCTATGTTTCTGGTAAGCTCTATGTCGTTCTCTGCCCTATATGGGCTGCATATGTATACCGTCCTCATGCTTTCGCCCCTTTGCTCTCGTGTTCTGCCCTCTTTTCTTCATTCTCTGCCAGCATTGCTGTAAGCTGCATCAACTCGTCGCCGCTCTTTTCGTCCAGAAAGCCGCTGTTTACGCAGCATGCAGTGTATCCGCAAATCATCATAAAATGAGCGTCTACCTCTTCTGGTGTTTTCTGGGCTTTCAAATCCTCAATCATGCCCGTTAAAATCTGGATATTCTTAAGCCCTAATTCCCCGCCCGTTCCGTGTGCCTCTATTCTGATTTCGTGCATCTGTGGTCTACCATTTCCGTTAAACATTGTTCTACTTTGCATTTTCTGCCTCTCCTTTTCTCTCAATCGTTCTAACTGATACCTCATAAGCTGTTCTTGTCTCTGTCAGATGCTCTACGGGCTGACCGCCTGCATAAAGCGTCTGTAATACTTTTTCGTACTCTCTGCTCTGGCATCTTCCAAACACTTCCACCGTGTCGCCCTGCTGCCACGTCGCTACCTCGTCTGCTGTTTCTTGCCAACAAATACAAGGGATAAAGCACCAGCCACCCGTAAGCACACTTTTTACCTTAAGCATAATGTCTGAAATGCGTTTGCCTCTTGGTGTCTCTCTATGCGTCGGTGCATATGCCAGCTCTCCCATTATGGCTACGTCGTCCTGAAGCATAGCCTTTGGAGAAAACGCTATGTATTCAGCCAGTACAAATACCAGTACCTTACCGCTTTCAAAGTCTTTGAGTGTCTGCAATTTTCCTGCTACTAAAAGCCTGCTGCCTGCGGCATATTCTGCCAGTATGTCAAACTTTACGCCGCCGCACGTCTCAAATGCAGTGCTACCCTTAAAGACTACTACCACCTCGTCCAGTGCTCCGCTTGGTCGTGGTGTTTCCAGCTTTGCTATGTATCCCTCGTAGTGCAGACCGCATAGCGTTGTTATTTCCTCAATTTCTTTCAGCTCTCCCGCCAGCCCAACGGAATTATTGTTTAATCCCCCACTGGTTAGCTCTTCCTTAATAGCGCTGTCAATGTCCTTAAGGAAGTTTGGCTTTGTTTCCTCTTTTTTTACCATTTCCTACGTTTTCCTTTCATGGTGTCTATTTCCTTGCCGAATATGTAGCGCTCCATGCTTACAATCTCTCCATTTATAAGCGCCCTGTTCTTGTACCACCAACCGCCCGCCGTATCTTTGTAATAATCCGTTACGGTGTGTCCAGCTATTTTGCTGCCTATGTACTCTACGCCCCTGTCCCCTGCTCCATGAGCCGCCATGCTCTCAATGCTCCACGCTCTGCTATATGCAAGCTCTAACAGTTCTGGGCTTAGCTCTCTATAATCCGCTTTCATTGTCTGCCCCTTTCTGCTGCTTTCGCTTGTATTTGCAGTAATGCCAGACACAATTAACCTTGTAGCTGTTTTCGTTGTAGTCTTTGCTTTTGCACCCTATCGGCGCATTGTATATGCACTCTTTGCAATAGTCTGGGTGTGCAGGGTGTAGAATAATTTCCGCTGCCATTACTTTTCTGTAGGCTGATAGCCTGCGCTTTCTATCATGGCTGCTCTGGTTCTCTTTTTTATAGCGTCTTGCATTGCCATACGGCTTAAGTCCTCTGGTGTCAGCTCTGTTATGTCAATATCTCTGCGTGGCGCATCTGTTGGAAATATCTTTTGAGCTTGGATAAAAGCGCACATAAAATTGTCTAATTCTTCATAAAAGACATTGCGGTAAAACTCAAATTCAAGTTCTATCTCTATCTTTTGGGCTTTGGTGCAGTAAATACCTATTTTCTGTCGTGTTCCATGACTTCTATAATACTCCCGCCCTGCTGCTGCGCCGATAACCTTATACATGCACTGCTTAAGTAGCGTAATCTCATGCTTTCCTTTGTAACTGAATAGAAAATACTCTGCCTCTTCTGTTTCCAGCTCTTCCAGTGTCTCTATGCCGTTCTTTGCTAACAGCTTTTCCAGCATTGCTGCTGCCGTGGTCTTTTCTCCACCTACGCCACGCTCTGCCAACGCTTGCAGCTTCTTAATTCGCTGTATCGTTTTTTCGTCCACTCTTTTACCTCTCTTCCGTTTTGGCGGCGCTCTTGATTTCTCCATATGCGCCCACTCCTGCTCTGGCGTATGTATACCGTGTTGCCCTTTTCACATTAAAAAGTGCCTAAACCTGTTGACCGTCCACATACTCTCTAGCTGGTATGACCGCTGCTATTTTTTCACGGTATCCAGATTGCAGCTATTAGCTTGCTGCCGTCTGCGTGTAGGTTGCCACCCTACTACTAATACGGGCGAGTGGGATTGAACCACCCCGCCTATGTGTACTGCGTCCAGTACAGCAGTAACCCCATTACTCATACAAACGCACCTAGAATTGTTTGTACTTTCCTGCGTTACGCCCGCTTATTGGCGGCTGCCGCCGCCGTAAATGCTCTCTAAGCTAATCACGCCGTTGCCCCTCTTAGCCTTTCAAGCTCTTTTTCTATGTTTTTCCCGCTATAATCTTCCAGCAGCTTAGGGCTTATGTTATAAGTCCAAATCGACGACATTTTAACTGCCGTTCCTATCGGTAATACCCCACGCTGCATAGCCACTCTTACATATTGTGGGCTGGCATTTATAATGGCTGCTGCCTCTACCGTTGTAATCTTTGCCATTCTTAAGCCTCGCTTTCGTTATTACTTTGGGCGGGCAAGCCCCCGCCCTTTGCTATACTGCCTGTTTCTGCCTGCTTGTGCTGCATGCTATAAAGCCTTGAATGTAGATGCTAACTTTCTCTTGCTGCTCTGCTGGCAGTCCTGCCACTTCCTGCATAAGCTCTGCGAACTTATCAAAGCCGCTTTTTTCTTCTCTTACGTCCGTTACTGCTGCAATCGTGTTTTTCTTCATGCCGTCAGCTCCTTTCTTGTTTGTGTTGTTTGATGTTCTTCATTTATGGTATAATCCCCATGAAAGGGGGTAGTGATATGGTTTTTAAGGTTTCAGATTTATTAGCTCTCGCTACAGAGCTAAACAAAGACAAAATGCAGTACGTTTCTTTCAGTGAATACAAAGACGCTGATAGCAGCGGTTTTTCTGTTAAAGCCGCTCTAAACTCCGAAGAGCCAGACGCTATAGACTATGAAGAATTAGAAAGCGTACCGAACATTGAACTTTAAGCATATGCGGGGTTATCGCCCCGCTTTTGCTATGTCCTTAGATATGTGGTATCTCCCTGTCCTCTGGCTCTCCATGTATTCTGCTATTTCTTTTAGGTGTTCGTGTGACTGAACGCTACATATACGGCTTTTCCCGTAATTCCAGCAGCTTTGCTTTATTACTGGTTCTGCAACTCTTTCCAGTGTTATTATCTCGTTTCCCAGCCCATTTACGATTAATTCCACTCTGTCAATCTTGCTGCTTGTATAGAGGTTGTAAACTGGTACGGCTACATACTTAAGCTCTTTCCTTGCTGCCCTATAATTCTTTCTAAGATTTCTGATAAACTCGTCAAACTGCGCTATTCTGTCAGCTCCGCTTGCCTCTTCTCCGCTTGCCACATAGCCAAGTGTTATTGCAATGTCCCCAGCCTTAAAATTGCTGCATATCTGCTGAACCAGTTTAGGGCGCTGGCTTCTCCCGCTACTCTCAACTCTTGTTACGTATGGCATGTTATCGCTCCTTTCTTAACCCTCAATGATTTCCTGTATCTGGTCGCTGTAATCCTCTAAGCTGTCTGCTGCCTCTTCCAGAGTGCCAGCATATTCCTGCATCTGCTCGCCTCTCTCGCTTTCCTGCAATCCCTCTGGCATATTGTCGTAAGCCTCTTGTTCCTCTTCCTGCGCCTCTCTGATAATGTCTAGTGCCTGCTGCAAAAGCTCGTTTGCTTTCTCTAAACTCTTTCTTCTTGCCTTATTCATGGTTTGCCCTCTCTTTCGTTACGCTTTAAGTGCCTCGGCTCTTTTTTCTATTGCCTCGTCCATACTGTTAAACTCGTCTACATATAAATCGTAGTTTTCACGGCTGGCATATCCACCGTCTGCCAGTACTGCGTGATATTCTTCTGGTAACTCGCCCTCTGCGTATACCCATGCGTTTACTTTTCCGCTGTCTGTAAATGTGCTTACTAAATATGCTTTCATCATAATTACTACCTCTCTTTCGTTGTATTTTCTGGTTCGGCTCAATTCGTACCCCGCTTGTACAAGTAAACTACATTTACATTATAGTTAATCTAATTTACTATGTCAATACATTTTTTATTTTTTTGTTGATTAAGTTTACTTTTTGTGCTATTTTATATTTATACTTGTGAAAGGAGGCTTTTTGTGAATACACGTTTAAAAGAATTACGAACGCATCTAGGATTAAGTCAAGAAGCATTTGGCGAAACTGTGGGCGTTACCAAAGCGGCTATAAGCAGGATAGAAAGTGGCACTAACTCATTATCCGATAGAATGATTTTATCTATTACCACTCAATTCAATGTAAATGAAGAATGGTTGCGGACTGGCAACGGGGAAATGTTTAACAACCTTACCCCAGACGAAGAATTAGCGTACATAGTGGGAAATGCGATTCCCGCAGCATCAGATTATGTAAAGGATACGTTTATAGCTCTTGGGAAGTTGTCGAAAGAATTTTCTAAGGAAGATTGGGAAGTAGTAAAGAAATTTGTAGATGCTTTGGCAGGAAAATAAAAAGAGCCGCTTGTTAGCCGCCCTTAATCCCTAAGATGAATTGTAAAATGATTTTTAGTTTTTCCATATCAGTAACCCCATTTAAAGCATTGTATATTTTTTCTTTTATCCTTTGCTCTTGCATAACTGCTGCCCCCTTTCTTTACCAGTTATTATACCGTTTTACAGCTTATTGTCTATATATTTTACTGGTAATTCCTATATATAGGAAAAAGGCGCAGTTTTATTGATAAGTTGCAAGTTATGTATTATTCTCTGTATAGGTCACTGATACGGCAGCCCAAAGCATCTGCAAGTAATTTTAACGTATCCAGCCTTGGGGAAACCTTGGCATTTTCAATGGCGTTAATCTCACTTTTGCTCACTCCGCTACGTTCTTCCAGTTCCTTAAGGGTTAGCCCCTTGGAAGTCCGCAGCTCCCATAGTAGTATTTCCATATCGCGCCTGCCTCTTTCGTAAGTGTGATATGAAAATTATATACTGTGGTAAATTTTACACATTATGGTATTTATTGGTATTTTTTTATGAAAGGTTGGTGTTGTTATGGGGTTCACGTTTCGTAAGAGCTTCAAAATATTGCCCGGTGTTCGCATGAACATTGGCAAAAACGGTATTAGCTTTTCTTTTGGCTATAAGGGTATCGGTTATAGAACTGGTACTTCAAAAAGAAAGAAAAGGAAATAGCTTTAACCTACAAAAGAAAGGTATTTATATGAGTAAAAAAACAATAACGTTTTATGCGCTGGCAGCTTTATTTTTTATATCTTCATTTTCTGGTTTTTCATCTGGAAATACTTCTGGCGCTATAGGCTGCATCATTATTGCGGTTGTTTTGGGGGTTCTTGGTTATAGGTCGCATTCTAGCAAAAAAGACAAGTCGGCGGCAGCTCCCATTAATCCTAGCACCGATTTGCAGCCAGATAAACAGGCATATGATTTTTTTGAATTTAAAGTTGCAGGCGTTACATTCAAAAACGGAAGAAAAAGCAGACAAACTATCTTAAGGGCTGTGAATTTTAAAGATGCGCCTTTTGATAAAGATATTTTTTTAGAGTTACGCCCTTATGAATATGAGGGACAACCCGCTTACGGCGTATATGTTAATGATGAGCAGATAGGCAGTGTTCCAAAGGAACATATTGCTTTTATATCAGATAACTACAGCCGTATTGATGCTCTTAGTAACATTAAGGTATATGGCGGCGGGCGCAATGAGGTTAACAAGCCGATTAGTTACGGTGCTGTCGTTACGGTTCGTTTAAAAGCAATTTAAGAAATAAATATAGCCGCCCCTGCTCGCAACAAGAACGGCTATCAGACACTTATTAACACTTAGCTTTAGGCTAAATCTATAAGTACCCCGCAAGTACAATTATAGCATAAGCCTAGCTTTTTTAGTAGGCTTATTTTTTATGCCTGCATGTAATTTTTAGCAATTTGAAAGTAGGTGTATATATGAAATTACCAAACGGTTTTGGCAGCGTATACAAGCTATCTGGCAAGCGTCGCAATCCTTGGATAGCCAGAAAAACTGTAGGCTGGGAAACTGACGAAGCAACAAAGAAAGATAAGCAGCTTTATATTACCATTGGGTATTTTCCCACACGCCCAGAGGCTCTGTCTGCTTTAGTAAATTACAATGAAAATCCATATGATATAAAGACTGATAGTATTACCTTTGCAGAGGTATATGACCGCTGGTCTGAAAATCATTTTCAAACAATAGTACCTAGTGCCGTGCGCACATGGAAATGTGCATATAATTATTGTCAGCCTCTTTTTAAAATGCGCATGAAAGATATCAGAGCAAACCACTTAGAGGAAACCATTAAAAATGCCAAAATCGGCAATTCCACTAAACAGCGCATAAAGAGCCTTTTTAACATGATGTATAAATATTCCATGAAATATGAAATTGTTGATAAGGACTATTCCCAGCTTTGCGATACCATTAAGCGTGGAAAGCCAACTATAGAGCGTATCCCTTATACAAGTGCAGAACTGCAAACCCTCTGGGATAATATAAATTTCCCGTTTGTGGACATGGTGCTTATCGGTATATATTCTGGCTGGCGACCTCAAGAGCTTGCTATACTAAGAATTGAGGATATTAGCTTAGAGGAATACACATTCTTTGGCGGTCTTAAGACCGACGCAGGGCGTAACCGCTGCGTACCTATCCACCCATTAATACGGCAGCTCGTGGCGGACAATTATAATAGAGCCGTTGAAATGGGTAGCGAATACCTTTTTAATGACGAAAACGGTCAGCAGGGCACATATCTAACCTACGATAAATACCGTGGAAGATTTACGAAGATAAATAAAAAACTGGGAATGTCCCACCGCCCGCACGATACCCGCCATACCTTTATTACCAGAGCAAAAGAGGCTAATGTTAATGAATATGTGCTTAAGCTCATGGTAGGGCATGCCATAGAGGACGTTACAGAAAAGGTGTACACTCATAGGACAATGGAACAGCTGCAAGAGGAAATAGCAAAAATAAAATAA